ACAGGTGCTCCGTGGGATAGATGACCGCCACTAGCAAGATCCATACCAAGGATTGTATCGCCGGGCTTAAGGAACGCTTGGAATACAGCGGTGTTTGCGTTCGCGCCTGAGTGAGGCTGAACATTTGCGTATCCGCACTCAAACAAATCTCTGAGCTTTTGTATTGCAAGCAATTCGATTTCGTCCATGTGGTCACAACCATTATAGTAACGCTTGCCGGGATAACCTTCTGCGTACTTATTGGTAAACTCAGAACCACATAACTTCATGACTGCGTCAGATGCAAAGTTTTCTGAAGCAATCAACTCAATCGTCGTTTGTTGACGCTGGAGTTCTCGTTGGTAAATTTTATCTACTTCAATGTGCATGTTTTTCTCACTATAAGATTAAAGAAAGGTCCATTCGACCCAATATGTGATCATAAGCAGCCGATGCATTATCTGGACCTTCTATTTGTTTATAAGGAATTCCAAGAGTTTGGAATTGTTTTAATATATCTAGATCAATCTGTACACTTTGTACTTCGTCTTGTGCACGACCATCAACTTCAAAGTTTTCACGAGCTCGAGAGAGCATAAAGTTAATGTTATCATACTTATTATAACACTCTAAAGCAAGCTTGTCAATAAGATCTGTATATAATGGGTCACCATAAGCTTCCCTATAGATTGGACTCAGCAGGACTGGTGAGTCTGTAATGATATAATCTACCTTATCAGCTAACCTCAATATCTTACGATGTTGGTGAGCTAATATCCAAAGTTGATCTGCCAGCATTGGGATATTTTCTTCCCATACACATTCTTTAGCAAACTCATCTGTGAGTTCTACTTTATAACCTGCTAACTTCATCTTATAAAACAAACCAGCAGCTGCTGTACTCTTACCCGAGCAGGGTCCACCATAAAAATTAATCACACGAGTTTTTTTCATATTATAAAAATTCCTTTTACGTCTTTTCAACTAACCAAAGAAAGTCATCCTCTACCTTCCAAGAGTTCGGACCAAAAAACTCAGTTACTGCTTGTTCAACAGTTGGGAAGTGAATATCATGTCCGATAATCATTCCACCCTTACGTACTTTTGGCGCCCATGCTTGAATGTCTCGAAGACATCCTTCATATCCATGATCTGCATCGATGAATACAAAATCTAGACTTTCATCTGGAACTTGCTTGGCAGCTTCGGTTGTGTAATCTTTGATGATTTCCGCTCGGCCGGGATAGCCTTGACAGAACCGTACCAAATCTTGATAGTAATGTTCATGATCCCACGAGTGGCCGTTTTCACCAGAAGTCCACTTTTCAGGTCCATTATTTTCTGGTTGAGGTGCGTATAGATCTACACCAATAAGATGTAGTCTATGGCATGTTTTAACGAGGTGTTTAAAGGTTTCGCCTAACCATACGCCGAGTTCAGCGCCTTTAGTCCAACCATTTTTACGAACGTATTTTTCGAGGGTGTTCCATCGATAGATGTTACCTCCATCATGACCTCGGTCACGTATTCGTCCCATATTTGTCTCCTTTTGTCGCTTTCATATATTTGCCGCACTCGCTAGAGTGAGAACTGTGTCAAAATTCAAATAGTATTATATAACATTGTGGGCTGAATGTCAACCAAAGATCAAGGGAAACATAATATAAATTTGAAGTTATGGTACTCCGTTGGCGTTTAATTGGTCGTAGAAGTTCTTATTTAATTCGCCTCGTAAAACAGTCTCACCTGTTTTTCTACAACTAACGTATGTCAGTTGAACCGCGCCGGATGGTGGAGTATATGATCGTACACCGGCTGAATAAGTTCCATTAGCATCTGGATAAGTGTCTGCTGCTGTGGCGACATTATCATATTGCCATATTCCATTGCTTCCTGGTACTGATACAAATGCCATTATTTTTGCCATCCTTTAATGTATTCTGTGCTAAAGTTTGCCTTGCTGAACTCTAATCTATCGACTAGTTTCAGAGCACCCTTGCCGATGTGGTCAATAGCAACAAAGCCTTCCTGACCTGTTACTTCAAATCCGTTCTTCGTTTTAAGTAAAGTACGAAGACCATCTACATGATTTAGCTTTTCGATAACCAGCATCTTGCAGTCAACTAAGAGGTTATACATCTCGAACACCTTTTCAATATCTTTAATATTACGAGGAGTAAAGATCTTAAGTGCAGTGTCAGCCATAGCGAGTTTCTTATCTTTAGTCGCTTGTTGCTTAACCTTATCTGCTTCCTTTTGAAAGTATTCACGAGTATGTGCTTGTAAGCCGACGACGAATGCTTTTGTATCTGTAATACGCTCACCATCACGGACTTTTAAATTGATATAACGATTAGTTCGCTCATTCAGTGTTTTGTTATTAGCAAACTCGTTAAGTATAGGAGCCTTAGTACGTTGGAAAAGTGTACCGGCTTTTGATAGGATGTCTGTAATCTTTTTGGTTTCTGCTTTTGTAAATGTAGCATTACCGGATCGATCTTCGAATACTGCGTCTACATGCCAGACCGACGAGACTTGGGTGAGCTTAGTTGAGATTCTCTCTCCAAAACTTGCCGACATTGATTCAAGATCTGGTCCTGAGTATGTTGTGTGCCAAACCACACCGATTTTGGATCCTGTAATTTTCTTTCCGAGTCCGCTGTTTTTTGGTACCGCATAAACAATGGTATTAGGATGGAAAGTAATATGCGCTTCTCCATCAATAGTTTCTTCTTTAATATCGTCATCCGTATAGAGGAAATCACCTTGAACTACTCCTGTTATTCCGAGCTTACCGAACTCGGCCAGAGCAACTTTGAATTTGTCATTCAGTTCGCCACTCAAATCATTATCAATATCTGCATTTGTCTTATACAGCTTTGGGCTCTTGTTGAATACACCTTTCTTTGCAACAAAGAACTTACCATCGCCGGGATCGATACCAGCAAAGATTGCCGGNGCACCATCCCACTTTACTGATACACTTACAGGAGCCGAAGCATTACCTGCTAACATGTCGCGTAAAGCACGAAGGTAATTAAATACATTACGTGTACCTTTAACTCCTCCATCGATAACTGCATCTTCAAGGTGAGTCATGTGCAGGTTTTTACCTGCTGCTTCTTCGAGGTACTGGCTAAATCTTATCATATTAGTTTGCTCGTTTTTGCTGCTTTGGCTGCTGGGAAAACTCCGATTCGAGCGTTCTCAATAAATTCACCAGCGACTCGAGCTCCTCGATCGCCAGTATATCGTGCGTAATAAATTGGTTCATAACCACCACTATCTAATATACTACCATTACTACCTTTATGTGATGAAATGATTTCGTATGTAGCATTACCAGGAAGCTTCTTAAGTTTAAGAGTACCTTGATGGAATTCGTCTACGTTTTCAGCAGCAGGTTCGCCACCAAATGCTGTGCCGTATACTGACATATTAATAATTGAAACATCTTTACATGGCCGATAAGCTGAGTTACCACGCTCTAATCCGTTTGGATATAGCTTCTTGAGGTCCATAACAAATTGTTTTACGTCAGGATTCTCTGAGAATGCGCTGTCGCTCAATCCACCATATTGCTGGAATTGGCTGGGCTTGGTACCTGCTTTATGAGATAACCAAGCAACCTCTTCACCTGTAGCATTAACAATTGAGAAATCGGACTTAGGAGCTCGTCGACCCCTTTGAGGAGTTGAAATGATACCAGCACACTCAACGGTACGACCATTGATTTGTAGATTAATGATGGGCTGATTCTCAGTTGCAAAGACTTTTTCTAATACTTTAGTAAAGTTTTTGAGATAAGCATCCTCAGCTGCAGTACCGGCACCAGCACCTTTACCACCAAACTCAGGCGTCTTTAAAAACTCTTTTGAGTAATTGACTCGAACGGGTCTCTTATTCTTGGTGTCAGTTCCAGTAAAGGTATCACGATATCCTCGCTTCTCCATACCTTTTTCGATATCATCTAAATGACCTCGGTCTAAAACGACAGCGCCCTTCTTAGTCAAGAAGGGTTCACCGTCTTTAACCTTTTGCACAAAGACTTGGGTCCGTGCACCACCACGTTTGGTAAGGTCAGAGTGTTTTAGATCAACATAGAGTTCATTAAGAAATTGCTTAAAGCTTAACATTGATGTCCCTATTATTATATAATAACTGTTTTAGCTATTTATAATTAATTGATTTGTACATCATCAAACACAGGCCGCTTTTTCTTATTGAGTCTCATGCCAATGTCAGTCTTGTCAAACACCGGACCACTGTCCTGATTTGAATTAGCACCTCCACTGGAACCTCCACCGTCGAGATTAATATTCTTCTGAGCGGATTCTTCGAGTTCATAGATCTTCATCTTAGCTCGTTCAATACCAACCAAGAATCGACGATAGTAACCAAGGTCACTCCAACGATTTTTAAGTTGTTTGATCATAAGTTGACCGAGTTCGTCCAAAGCTTCAGATGTTACAAGACCAAGAATACAGTCAGCAGTATGAGTAATACCCATAGATTCAGATGTATTAGTAAGGTCAACATCAGAGTTGCCATAACCA